TTATGACCGGCCCACACAACCCCTCTAATACTAATTTATTGACCTTAGTTCCGTCAAGGGTTCCGGTCATTCCGACGCGAAATCCGGCGTTGACACAGTTGTTCATAATATCGGTTAATGATTTCGCCTTCGCTCCATGACATTCATCATTATATACCACATCAAACTGTTCAAAAAACTCTTTCGGCATCGTGATCAGGGTCTGCCATGTCGCTATCGTAACGTTCTTATCAAACGTTTTTTCCTTTCCGCCATAAATCTTGACACAGCTTTTCGACACATCCCATGTATCTTCGGTTGCATAGTCATCAAAATCGTTGTACATCTGCTCGACAAGTTGCACCGAAGGAACGATAATCAACTGTTTCCGTTCCTGTATCTCATGCCAGCGAACCATCATATACAACATTAAAGATTTCCCCGAACCAGTCGGAGACAGAAGAATTGCTCTTCCCCTCGTCAACGCGGTAAATACGGAATCAACTTGATAACTATGGGCCGCAATCGGTTCGCCCTTGGAACAGAATGTCAAATGGTCAATAAACTCATTCCATTCATCTTCGGTGAGGTCTTCTCGAACTATGTCATAATCACCAGTAAACTCATATCCGTTTTCTTTACAGTATGCGTAAACCTTTGAAACAAGACCGAGCGGGAGTTCCCCGGTAAGCATACTGAAAATTCTGATCCGACCATTCCAAAATCCGCTCTTGAACTTTGGACTGAACTTTGCGCCGGGAACTTCAAACTCAAAAAGGTCCGAAATTTCTTGCAAGATTGAAGGCTCTGCGTGAACACGGACAATTGATTCATTCTTCTTGGTGACTGTTACCTGACTCATCCACCGTTCGTAAAGGTATGCCACTGGATGGCGGACTTAATGTCCCATCCCCGACTACTAATCGACTTCATAATAGATTCTACTTGTACCTGAAAGGTTTTCAATTTCTCCAGACGTTCTCCCACTTCAAGAATGTCATCGTCACATTCAATGAGTTCAAGGAGTTCAGTCTTTAATGGGCGCGTCTTGCCGTACGGATTCCATTTCTTTGCGGCCAGTTCTTCCTTGGGAAGTTCGCTGTTATAGTACCGCACCTTAATCTTCCGCAACTTCAGTAATTCCGTTTCAACCATGCGAATCGCTAGCCGCGCATCAGTCAAATGTTTCAGATACTTGGCGTGAAGTTCTCCAACCCGTGCGGCGGCATTTCCGAGATTGGTTTGATCGATCTTGCAATCTTTCTTCCAGTCGTCGTTAATAACAGCAATCGGATTGATAGGGTCTTCGGCCATTACACTACGTCCGAAACAAAAGGCTCGTCGCGAGTAAGCCAATTACCGAGTTGAGTATGCAAAGTCTGTGCCTGATCGGTATCCAAATACACCGCCATCTTGTCACCAGCGAATCCGATCATTCTCAGTGCCACTTGTGTACCACTTTCTTCTACTTCAAGTCGTGTAAATTCGTTCGTGAGTGCCAGCATTATATTGTTGCTCCTTCAATGAAAGTTGATGTTTTGGATTCACTTCGAGATTTCAGCCATTCGTTTAATGCTTCAACGAGAGTGATGACTTGTTTGACGTTGAGCGCACATTCGAAAAACTCTCCGTCTTCTTCCCACGGCGATCCATCACTGATATGGAAATTGACAAACTCTCCAAGATGATCGCGAATGGTCCATGCCGTTAGAGCAGTTAAATCTTCGGCGTTGGTGTTTTTGAATTTAATCATTGGGGCATTCCGAACAACCGCAATCTGGTCCGCATTCATCAGGATATGACTCGTGTGTTGCTAGCCACCCTTCGAGAGATTCTACCAGCGCTTCCACGTCATCATAATCCAGTACGATAAATGTCTCCTTGAGTTCGGCAGCGTCGTCGGGAATTTGCGACTGGGCATTAATCAGGATTGCGTTCGGCTCAGTATATCGAGGAAGATCACAAATCCACAGTGCCGTTCGTTCGCCATAGGAATCCACCACATTGATGATTTCGGATGCGTTAATTTCCTCGTCGGTCAGGGGCGGAAGGTCTTCGGTAGTCGTAAAAATTGTTTCGGGTTGTGGCTCATTGGTGACAACTGCCGAATAATTGACAGACTTCTTTGCCTTTTTCGACTTTGCAGTAGTCTTCTTTTTACTCTTTTTCTTTGCGGCCATAGGTGTTCTCCATAATATAATGTGTGTATAATCTCACCCTGAAGTATAACCTATTGTTAGCCGTTTGTCAAGAGGTTGGCCTTTCTTTCCTCATATTTTCTTCGTTTAGTTGCAATCATTCTTTGTTTAACATCACGAGTGATGTAGCCAGATAATACAAAAACGAGAAGGTGGCCGTGGCAGTAAAGGTCTGCGCCTCGCCCGAAGAAATGTCAAAATCCATGCCCGAAATCGACGTGGGGAAGATATCGGCAAAATTAAACTGAGCGACCGCATTGTTGTTGGCGTCCATAACCAGCAGAGTACCGTCAGAAAATTGCGGCCCCTCGGAAAACTTGGCGATCTGCGGAAATCGGAAGGACTGTGAGGCGATGTAGTCTACGTATTGCTGACTCGACAGGGGACGACCCAACCCAAAGAGCCATGTGTAGAGTTCCATGAAGTTGGACATGTCTTCGGAGACTTTGAATCGGATTGACAACTGCCCAAAGGTTAGACGGTCGCCGGGGTGGGGCACGTCGATCAAAGGAGTGCGTTGGGTGGCAATTCCAAGGTCCAAGGGAGGAATGTTGGCGGACTGACAGAAATACGAGACTTTGGGCATATTCGCCACCATGAACAAGAACCCGTTAGTGCGAAGGTAGTTGAGATTAGTGGGCTGACGGGAAGTCCAGAGGACCTGTTCGGCAGTTAAGGCGGGGGAGTTGATGGTCATAATATCTCAAAGAAAGTATGTAACAACACTTGACTTCCTATTGACGAAGTGTTATTCTTAGGTGTAGCCCAGTGAAAGTAGAAAAAGAACTACTTAAAGACTATTTATGGTTGTTGGAAAGAACCTTATGAAAAGAAAGAATGGAGGGCACGAATCCAGAAATGAAAATATTACGAAAGATGCTCGACAAATTGAACGAGATTGCGTCCGTTTAGGTATTGACTTTCATAACATACTAACTTATAAATAAGTATGTATGAATACTACAACCTAAACTGGAGAGCCGAATGCCAAAGAAAGGATATAAACAAAATGAAGAACACAAACAAAGACTATCAGACGCTCAGAGCGGGGAAAATAGCTCGCATTACGGAAAGCCCTTGTCCGATGAGCACCGAGAAAGTTTAGTAAAGGCCGCCCATCGCGGGGAGGACAATGCGGCGGCGCGATTTGTTGTGGTGAATGGGAAAAAGATACTTGTCATGCAAGCATTAAAAAAGTATGATCTGAATCGCTATACCCTTGCGAGAAATATTGTGCTGAGAAAGGACGGATTCGCGGGATTCCCCGATACCGAGACATTCATACAAGAAGAACTAGATCGCATATACAAACGGTTTCCGTTGCTTCCTAGCAAAGAACAAATGACCGAATGTAAGAACAAACATCTTCCATTCACCACATTTGTGAAAACAGGGGTAACATATGGAACCATTTGTGCGTTGGCAAACCTGCATGGTATTTCAACCAAGTTCAATCCAACTCAAAGCCGAACGCAGAATACTCTAACCAAGGACGTATTACAGGATCACCTCGATCAGCACAAGTCAGCGGCGTATATTGCTACTCTGTACGACGTGTCTCCGTCATTCATTCTCACCAAAATACATGAATATGGATTGCCTGTATCTCAATCATTTACGTCCATTGGCGAAATCCAGCTTCGCGAATATATTGAATCGTTAGGATTCAAGACCATTAAATATGACGCCCCCACATATGAAATCGATGTTTTTGTTCCAGAATTAAATATCGGATTTGAATATAACGGAATCTACTGGCACTCAACCTATCCTCGCCCGTATCATCAACAGAAGTATCTGAAGGCTCAAGCGGACGGCATTCACTTGATCCAGATATGGGAGAATGATTGGGAAGAAAAGACTGAATTAATCAAACGAAAGATTCGGCACGTTTTGGGAAAAAATGATTCGGATCGGGTATTCGCGAGAAAGGCTACCATTGACACGGTTTCATCAAAGGAACTTCGAGAGTTTTATGCGACAAACCATATTCAAGGATGGAAAGCCGCAAAGCATAATTTCGTTCTGCGATATGGTGCCGAAATTGTGGCGGCGCTGTCCATTCAGAAAAATAAGATTGAACGATATGCCACGAGTACGACCGTGGTGGGCGGATTCTCAAAGCTTTTAAAGCAAGCCGTTTCCGATTTGGGTTTGACACAGGTGGAAACGTTTGCTGATTTGTTTTGGACGGACCATCTTCAAAATCAGTATATAAAATCCGGATTCGATTTTGTCTCAATCACGCCGCCAAATTATTTTTGGTATAAACATGGCCGTAGATACTCTCGGCTAAAATTTCAAAAACATAAACTGACAACTATGCCGGGATACACCTTGAATAAATCGGAGACCGAAATCATGAAAGAGAACAAATATCTTCAAGTGTATGATGCAGGAAATGCAAAGTTCATCAAGACATTCTAGGAGATCATGACATATTACGTGTATGCTCATTATAAGAAGGGGGAAGAGAATATTCCGTTCTATATTGGGAAGGGGATTGATCGTCGGGCTTTTGAAAAATGCAAGCGATCAAAGCATTGGAAGGCCGTCGTAAAGAAGTATGGCTACGATATTCGCATTTTACATGAAGGATTGTCTGAGACAGATGCGTTCTGGATTGAATGTAAGTTGATCGGGATGTTTGGTCGGGCTGATAAGGGACTTGGACCGTTAGTCAATCACACGGATGGTGGTGACGGAAGTTCTGGAGCTATTCGTTCTGAGAAAAGTAAAAAACAAACTAGCGAGAAGATGAAAGGTCGTACATACGATAATACAAGGAAAAAAAATATGGCTGAAGGCATGAAAGGAAATAAGAATGCATCGGGTCCTATGGATAAAGTTCGTAAAATAAAAATATCAGAAGCTCAGATGGGAGAAAAGAACCATCGATACGGAAAACATTGGAGCGACGAAGAACGCGAATCTCGAAGTGAAAATTCTCCAAAAAAGAAAACGTATGAAATAGAAAAGGGTGGTGTTGTTGAAATTGTAACTGGAATGAATAAATTTTGCAAGGATCACGATCTTGTGGTCAGATCAATGCATCGCGCATGTACAAATGGTTATCGACATCGCGGATACAGTATCAAACGATTATCGTAAATAACAAAAGACCCCGACTTGTGATCGGGGTCTTTTAGTTTCAATCTGTTACTATTAAAGGAGGTTCAGGACGGAGACGCGACGGAAATAGTGGTTACGGTTGGCGGTGAAGGTCGTGCCGTCCGTGACGCCGTTTGCTTGCATAACGAAGGGGTTAGCGATCACTCCATAACGTGTCTTGAAGCCGATACGAGGCTGGAACGTCTTGGGGTCCACAGCCCTCACCATTTGGAGCGGTACATAAGGGCAATAAAACAATCCTGCGTCGTAAGCATTCGGTCCCTTGTAGCCGACCACATAGAACTGTGACGCGGCATTGATGTTAGCAGAGTACGGATCAATGAAGACCTTGTACTTGCCGTTCAAGATGCCAGCATAGGTGTTGCCTGTGTCGTCGCTTGAGATACCATCGTTACCGCGAAGACCCGTGCCGTAATCAAGCTTGCCAGCCATTGCGAACGCACTTGCAACGTCAGACGAGCAGATCAACACGTTACCACGACCGCGACGGGTTTCCTGAGCGATGACGTTTGCATCACGCTCGACTTGGAACATCAAACCCTTGAAGCGTTCCACTGACCAACGACCGTTTGAGTCGATGTCAAGGTCGAACGTTCCTGGGGTGTTGGTTGAAGCGGCACCCGGCTTTGCAACAACGTAGATACGACGGATGATTTCGCGATTGATTTCCGCAAGGATTTCCTGCGAAAGAATGTTGCTGAGTTCGCCTTCGGCATCAAGACCGTGGATCGCCTTCAAGTCCTGTGCAAGTTCGACGGTGTAACCAGCGGCAAGGGCGCGTGAATCAGCCGTTACCGAGGTCTTTTCAATCGTGAACGCCATTTCCGCAAACGGCTGGCCCGGAGTTCCTGTCGTGCTCGCAAGAGCTTCGGCAGTGGCCGTTGTCATGCCCGGAGCAACGGTGTATGTACCAGAAACCGGATTGCTACCTGTCTGTGAACCAGCACCAGCGTTCGAGAAGCCAGCATCAGCTTCGTTGAACAGTGCTTCAGCACCTGCCTGATTCGTGTAGCGGCTCTTCATGGCGAAGATCAAGCCCGTAGGACCTGTCATCGGCTGAACACCACACACGTCGTACGCCATCAAGTTCGGGAGTGAACGACGGACCAACGAAATCAGGATAGGATCATACTTGTCCAACGTACCAGCGCCACC